ATTCAGGAAACTTCGTCCAATACTCAACCGCCTATCTTTACGGCATCAAGAACTCATAGGGAGAAACAACAATGGCAAATCCAACACGAATCGAAATCAACTGCGAGACAGGCGTGGAGTCAATCATTGAATTGACAGACGCTGAAGTAGCACAGATGGAAGCAGACCGCGTAGCAGCAGAGGCTCGCAAAGCTGAAGAAGATGCAGCAGCCAAAGCGCTCGCCGATCTCAAGGCATCGGCCAAGGCGAAGCTCATCGCTGGTCAGCCTTTGACTGCCGAAGAAGCAGACACACTCGTTCTCTAATTCCCCACTTCAAACCCTAGGAGACCCTCATGGCAGTTACATCCGCACAATATGCAGTCACAACATCACCAGTCAAGATTGTCGGCGCAGACATCGCTGCTGAGACTGTCTATATCCACAGCGAAACAGCAATTGCTTATCTTGGGGGAGATAGCACAGTCTCATCAACAACTGGCTACAAGTTAGATGTCAACGACAAAATTTCACTTTCTAATCACGAAGGCGAAATTTGGGCTGTCTCTGCATCTTCCTCAGCAGTTTCGGTTCTTATTATTACAAAATGAGTTCAGATGTTGCAACGATTGTCTATTCCTACTTTTTCGTAACGGCAGCAGTCCTTGCTGGAATCAGCGTGATTGCAAGACACGCCATCAAGACTCACACTGAAACCATCGAAGACAAATTGGCTCGCATTGAATATGCGCTCTATAACGATGGACAGACTGGCTTGATCAACAAGGTCGAGGAATTACTGATCAATCAACAGGCAATCAAGATTGATGTTGAAGTAATGAAGGCAAAATCAGAAACCAAGACAACCAGGGCGAGGAAGTAGAGGAATAATTGAAATCCTTGCGCATCCCTGTCGCATTGTTCTTGGTTATCGCTACAACATATTTCTTCCCAGCAATGGCAGAAGACTTGACTATTGGCAACCCCACTCATGTTGAAATTGAAGTTGACCAAGAAGCCAAGCAAGTCCATCTTCAATGGGAGGCTCCAGAGTCATCGACTGCCACAGCCACTCCCGAACGCTATGCAATCTTCTGGAATTGCGAGCGCTGTGGGGATGGCAGGGCTGTAGCTTCGACTAAAACCTCAATCACCTTGCCTTTCGCTGTTCTCGCCGATGCGGGATCTCTCGATGGTCGCTTGTTCAAGTTCGGCATTCGCTCAGACAATGACACCTTGCATCTCTATTCAGGATTTGCCAGCATAGAAGTTCGACTCGGTTTCATGCCAAAGATTGCAATCCCAACCCCAATGCCATCTTCAAGTGATGGATCAACAGCAACGATTGTGGTCGAGACAAAGACAGCGCAGATTGTCGAAACAGCAACAGTGATTGTCGAGACAGCCACAGCGATTGTTGAAACTCCAACAGTCACAGCTTCTCCGACTCCGACTCCAACACCTGAGCCAACTCCAACACCCGCACCTGCACCTGCACCAACACCTGAGCCAGTTGTGATTGCACCAGCACCTGCTCCAGCACCTCAACCAGCACCCGCTCCAGCACCAGCACCTGCACCTGCACCTGAGCCAACTCCAGCACCCGCACCAGATCCTGTGGTTGTCCCAGAGCCAGCGCCAGAACCAACACCTGCTCCAACACCTGAGCCAGCACCTGAGCCAGCACCTGCACCTGCTCCAGCGCCTTTGCCTGAGCCAACACCTATTCCAGAACCTGCACCTGCACCTGCTCCAGAACCAGCGCCAGCACCTGCTCCGACTCCAGAGCCAACACCTGCACCTGCGCCAAGTCCAGCACCCGCACCTGCACCAGCACCAGAACCTGCGCCTTCAGTTGTCGCTGGCTTGATTCCTAACAATCCAAGTCAGTTGCCAATCGATGTTCCCAAGGTTCCCGAAAGTAACCTTTTGACACCTCACATTCAGCAAGACAAAGCAGGTGTGGAAAATGGTGGCATCGCATTCTTCGGCACTCAGTCACAGCCTCAAGTTGTCAATGAAGATGGCAAGTTGACTCCACCAGCGCCAGCACCAGGTTCGGGAGATCCGATTCCAGCTGATGCAATCACAGTTGCTGAAACTTTTATTGGTCAGCCAGGTGGCATGACTTTCAATGCTCCCGATGTTGCAGTTGCAGTTGAACCCATCGATGTCAATCTCAACATTCCTGGCGTTGGACAAGCTGCTCAAGCAGTTGCCGATGCTTATGTCGCACTAGCCAACATCGGTAACGATATGTCACCTGTGACTCGTAAAAAGGCAAAGAAGATTCTTGTTGCAACCATATTCGCAGGGGCTATCACAAGGAGAATGAAATGAAGAACCTGCTCTCTGACTTAGCAAATCAAATTTGGACATTCGTTGGATTATTTTCAGCGTGGCTTGTTCTTACAGGTTCCGCGAAAACTGTCGTGGGTTATGCAATCATCATCTCAACATTCTTATGGATTACCACTTTCCGATTACGAAATCCCAAGGAGAAGCAATGACAACAGGGGCAGATCTAGTCAAGGTCGCACAGTCTAAACTTGGCACAGTCGAAAAGGGCGGCGCTGATGGCAAGTCTGGAAATATCGTTGAATTCTGGGATTGGTGGAAAGCCAAGACCAAGCAGAACGGCCAAGGTCAATCTTGGTGCGCTTGTTTCGTCTCTTGGTGCTTTGACCAGATTCACGCTTCCACACTTGCAGCAGCCAAGACTCCAGCAGGATTCATCTATTGTCCCGATGGCGTAAATTATTTCAAGAAGAAGAATCAGCTTGTTGATCAGAAGAGTGCACAGCCAGGCGATGTCATCTTCTTCGATTGGATAAGCGCAGGAATCGCAGATCATGTTGGAATTGTCATCGAGAATCATGCAGCTCAGGGGTATCTCATAACTATCGAGGGCAATACAAGTCCAGAAGGTGCAACAGGGGCAAGCCAGTCAAATGGTGGGGGCGTATATCAGCGCAAGCGCTTTCTTGGTAAGACCATCCATGCAGTTGCAAGACCAGCATGGGAAACCCTAGCGAAATGAGAAAATTGATGAAGAATGTATTTTTCCGCATCCTTGCAGTCTTTGCAGTTGGAGCGCTTTCAACAATCGGAGCATCAGCACTCTTTGGAGTGAAGCCTTGGATTGCAGCATCAGTGGCAGGAGTTCTCGCAGTCTTCACAGTTGTTGAAGAACTTGCTCGCGATTATGCAGCCGATGGTGGCTTGACTGAAGATGAAATCAACAGCGCATTCTCCCGCGCAGTTTCAGAAGTTGAAACGCCAGAAGAAAAGACAAAGGGATAACCTTTGAACATTCAGGGCTTGACACTCAACCCTGAAACCAAGCAAGTAGCTTTGCATCTCGCCGAGAAGACCTTCGAGCGCTATCGCAACAATCCTGGACATTACAGGAACACTGCGAACAGCCACCTCGTTGGTCATCTCGGCGAATTTGCTGCTTTCATCTGGCTTCGAGATAACGGCTTTGAGCCAGAGGCAGCCTTCTCTGATCCGAGCAAAGACAAAGAAGCTGACATCAACACCAATGTCGGGCGCATCGAGGTCAAGACATGGAGTGAAAGATATTGGGAGCAATGGGGTCGATGTGTCTCAGTTTCCCAGTATGCTTCCATCAAACGGAAAGCAGACTTTATCTTCTGGCTCTCAGTCGATGAAGTAGATTCCGATACACCAAAAGTTGCTTTCAGGGGTTGGTGCGAGGTTGACATCTTTGAGGGAATGTCACCTATTATGACTGGGGATCCTGGCAGAGAAGTCAGGAATTACCAATTGCACCCATCTGCGCTGAAGCCAGTTGAAGAGATGGAGAAGTTGCATGAATCGAGAAGAGACTCTTAGCGAGGCAATTCGCCTCACAATGAATGACAGAAATGAATCTTATGATGACCCGCTACGCAATCACACACGCATTGCAAAGATTTGGTCGGTCATCTTAGGGGTTGAACTTGATGCGACTCAGGTTGCGCTCTGCATGGCTGGCTTGAAACTGGCTCGCCTTGCTTACAAATATGATGACGATTCCTTCATCGATCTCTGTGCCTATGCAGCCATCGCGAATGAGGTTCGTCAATGAGAAATCTTGTTGTTCTAGTTCCTAGCCGAAATCGACCACAGAACATTGCTGACTTGATTCAGTCTTTTGAAGATACCGAGACCGAATCGGATTTGATTGTCATTGTCGATGACGATGAACCTCAGATGGATGCTTATCTTCAGCTCGGTTGCGATGTGCTAATGGTCGAAAAGCGTGGCAAGGGAATGGCAAAGCCATTGAACTTTGCTGCTCGACACTATGCTCACAAATACCGACACTTCGCATTCCTTGGCGATGATCACAGACCACGCACAAAGAATTGGGATGTTCACTTCATCAATGCTCTCGATGAACTAGGCACAGGCTTGGTCTATGGAGATGACTTGCTTCAAGGCGAGAATCTTGCAACTGCTGTGGCAATGTCAGGCGATATTGTCAATGCTCTGGGTGGAATGGTTCCCCCAGATATGATTCACTTATATTTGGACAACTTCTGGATGACACTCGGCAAAGACTTGAATGCTCTCCGCTATATCCCAGAAGTTGTCCTTGAACATTTGCATCCTGTCGCTGGCAAAGCCGAATGGGATGAAGGCTATCGAGATGTCAACGCTGAAGAAGTCTATTCAGCAGACAAGAAGGCACTCGATGATTATCTCGCCAGCGATGCTTATCGCTATCTCTTGGAGAAGCTGAGAGACCAAGCATGAAGATTCTCATCACAGGAGATGCTGGCTTCGTAGGTCGAGCATTCCACAGACACTTTGAAAATCAAGGTCATGATGTTGTCGGGATTGACATTGCCAATCGCTTGCCGATGGATGCTCGTGACTTCTTCCGAACTGACAACACACACTTCGACAAGGTGATTCATCTTGCAGCTGTTGTGGGTGGTCGCAAGATGATTGAAGGATCTCCACTGGCGCTCGCGGTTGACTTGTCCATTGATGCCGAGATGTTCGGTTGGGCGCTTCGCACAAAGCCAGGTTGCATTACTTACTTCTCATCATCGGCTGCCTATCCAACAGCTCTTCAGACTCACGATGTTGCCAAGGTTCTCGTTGAATCAGACATCAACTTGCAAGAGATTTCGACTCCAGACATGACCTATGGTTGGGCGAAGCTGACAGGAGAGATGCTTGCATCTCATGCGAGGGCGCAGGGGCTGTCAGTTCATGTTTATCGACCATTCTCAGGCTATGGCACAGATCAGGCACTTGATTATCCATTCCCATCCTTCATCGCTCGTGGCTTGGCAAAGTCGGATCCATTTGAGATTTGGGGAACTGGCAATCAATGCCGAGACTTCATCCACATCGATGATGTTGTGGCAGCAGCCGAGGCTGGCTGTGAGGCTGGAATCCAGACTGCAAACCTCAGCACTGGCATCGCCACCTCATTCAATGACTTGGCTCGCATGGTGGCAAAGGTCGCTGGCTATGAGCCACGCTTCCAGAACCTACCTGCCGAGCCTTCAGGGGTCGATTACAGGGTAGGAGACCCCACTTTGATGAATACCTTCTACACCCCGAAAATAAGCCTTGAGGAAGGCATCCAACGCGCTTTTGCTGGCTCGTAGCTGACCCTCGCCCCAGTTCGCCAGCAAAATAGAAAAGACCCCCATCGGCTTCGGCTGGCGGGGGTCTTTTCGCTCTCTGTGAGGAACGACACGCCACGCCGATGTCAGCTGAATTGCGTTCTGACTTGACTTGTCGGTGCTATCGTTTATCTCAAGAGAAGGAACAAGGATCCTTCACCAAGGCGAGAGGCAAGACAATGGCAATACAACTCGAAGTCACTCTTGAGGATTTATCTTTCCTCTACACAGCGAAGATGAAGTGGGATGCAGACTTTGCATCTCAGCTTCTGCGCTTCGAAGCAGTCAAAGGCGAAGAAGTCTGGAACAAGTTGACCAACGCCTATTGGCTGCCTGACTGGACAACCGCGATGATATTCCGCGCCTATCTCACTTCAGTTGATGCACATTTTCAAATTCTTATGGACAATGCAGATGGCATTGATCCTTATGTTGTTCTCTGCGATTGGGAGTTCTAAATGACAATGTTCATCGAGTTCGTGATTATTTTTTCAACAATTATGTGTCTGCCAATGGTTCTCTGGCTAGATGGCAGACTCAACCGCAAAGATGATTTCCTCGAAGTCGAGGAATGGCACAACTTTCAATCAAAGATGGGAAAGAAATAAATGGGAATCGATGTCGCACCAGCAACAGTTGCTTGGATACTTTTTACACTCTCAGTTGCGGGATTTTCTTACCTCATCGGCGGTTGTGTCTATTGGAACCAGCAAGAAGAGACCATCAAAGAATTGAAAGAAGACTTGCATTGGGCGTATCGCGAAGCTGATGAAGTTCGCGAAGCACTCCACTCTTGCGCTTGCCGATCCAAGCGCA